TTTTTTATTTTTATTTGTTTTTGTTTGTTTTTTTTTTTTTGTTTTTATTTTTTTTTATATATTTTTTTTATTTTTGTTTGTTTTTTTTTTTTATTTTTATGCCATAATCGGCCATTGTACTTTGACAACATCAGCGGTTCTCCCACCCATTGTCAGAGCACATAAATCTGTGTATGGAGCCCATCCAGTACATACGACTCCATCACTCTTCAAACCCCAAGCAACTTCATTAGCAGTATACCCACAGAACCAATCACCAATCAATGCCTCAATGATTCTAACAATATCTGTGCGTGTGAGTATACCTTTCAAAAGCCTGAGAATAGGATATGAAGACAAAACACCTAATAATACATTCTTTGGACCACCCCATAAATCAAAAAAGTTAGCGCTCCGAGCGACTAATCTTCTTCCGACTCGTATACTTGTTTTCGGCTTTTTGGCAGGCCTGCCTGCTGATACCATCGACTTCTTATAAGAAGCCTCTACCATCGCGCGCTTGACAGACACACCTAAAGACGCAAGTACACTGCGTTCTATCTCGGTGGTGCATACAGCTAAATAAGTCTCTGTAGCCAGACATTTCACTCCCTCCGGTATTTCCCATACATCATCTTTCTCAATCACCATAACATAGTCACGATAACCATCTCTTTGTCTCGAAGGACCATTACCTACTGCCATTGTGCCGTTCACGACTCGCATGGCCTTGTTTCTCTCAAGGCCAGTTATTCTACATAAACTCGAAGTGAATAAGTTACCTATTTTTAACATACCACTTCTGTTTGTTAGAGTCCAACAGGCGCCAGCTATACTAGATAATGCTTCAGTTGCGTTCATTTTTCTTTCAGTGACCCAATTTCCAGATACAATACCAGCCACACTCCTAGCCAAATATCCATAAGTACATGTTCTTGACGACGCCATACGGAGAAACTCCGCTGTATATATTCCTATAGACTGTTTTGCCGGATTCAATCTCAGCGGTGATTTCATCACGCGCATAATTAAATCCATGCCTAACTTTATGTTATTGATTGCCATATATATATCATCTCCAACATGCATGCTTTTAACCAATTTCATCTCATCTGGGGCTACCACTAATAAATACGCTCGGTTAAGAACACTATTTATGAATGTGGTGCCGCGATGTCCGCTTGGCATTGTACCCTTCATAAGACCGTAACTTTTTCCATCAACATGTAAAATCATTTTGTCAAATGATTCGACTATTATTCTTCCACGATCAGGATCGTATCCTGTGAACTTAACCAGTTCAGAAAATACAATCTTCATGGCTTGTATTGAGTGCTGTGAGTTAAAATCATCATAGTCCATCATAAGACTACCACCTTTTCCTCTCATATTTACAGTCCTCTTAACCATGCCGCTTGTACCGCCCTTACCTGGATCAAGTATTACTCTATCATTTTTCCATGCTTTCTCAACTGGACTAAGAAGGTGACAAAACCAACAGTAACTTACTGTGTCGCCACTTAATAGACACCTACATTTTGATTGCTCTAACTTTTGACTTGCACTTATATATACAACACCATCCCATTCCTTCAGTATGTTGTAACTATTCTCCTCCATAAAAGCTCTTCTGTGCATTCGCGGTTGTCCTGGCAGCCGAATGTCTAAATGTGGTTTATATTTACCAAGTACAGCACTGTGTGATCCATTGACCGTCCATGCCCATCGTTTATTCCACATAGATTCAATATCTTCGAACTCAATCTTCACATCACTTAATTCTTCTCTATAAACCTGTTGAACTGCTGCACGTAGGACTTCATCATCTAATTCTACTATTTTTTCTTTGACCAGATCAATATTAGCACGATAACCTGCCTCTTTGTGCAGATCAATCACACCAACTCCCCGACCCTGCAATGCTTCCATTTCTACTAATTTAGATCCTAGTGCAGTACCATTCAAACCCAGACTCTTAAGAGCCACTGAAAATTTCTTTGCCATATCGGGATTTAGTATAGCTAAAGTTGCATATTCTACAGCATGGAGTGTCTGCCCTGACAACCCAACACACTGAATAAGCCATGCACTAGCTTGGTCATTATATAAATGCTTAACAAGTCGACCGTACTTGCAAGCCTGTTTGTATACTTCAGGAAATTCGATTTTTGTGCGCTCACTAATTTCACTAAACCATACATTCACTTTGTTAGACGCAGCTGGATGCGCCTTCACTTTAAAATTTCTCCCGTGTCCTCTAGTATCATATTCGATTAGGTCCATATAATCGTTTTCTGATACAACCAGCCTCCCCATGAACACCTCAAAGAGCCATTCAACGTCACCTCTCCCTGCTGCCACCTGAACGGGGACAACAGAGAGAGTTAAGGAGCAAGCTATAGCCGTACGTACCCCAGCAGTGATACATATTTCTATAACTAGCTCCATATGACGTGATGGCTCGACCCCCTCAAACCTACTACTATACCGCATGCTACTCTTATATAATATCTCCATTACACGAGTAGGCCAGTAGCTGCGGTCTGCCGCCTCACACACGAGGGGCAACAGGACCTGGACCAGCACCCTGTCGACGGTCGCCTTCGACATTCGGTACGATATTAGCAGGCTGTACGGCCTGTTGAGCGCGTTGATTATTGTTATTATTGTTATTATTCTGATTCAAGTTCATGTTGCCTGCGTCGACATTGGGCATTTGTCTAGCATCGGCTGGTGCTACTGGCATAGCGGGTGGAGGGCCATCATTAATTCTATTTCCGCCATCGGGGTCACCACCGCCTCCACGGGGGATCACCGGTACTGCAGCTCCGCCTCGAGCATCCGCTTGTCGCATAAGAATCGGACCTCTATGAGCCTGCTGAGTCATAGAAGGCATTAATTCATTAGCGCGCCTAACATTGAAACCATCATCTTGAACGTTTTCATGTACACGTTGCTGAGTAACTTGAGACGGTGGTGCAACTTCTGTCATTTCAGGGGTTATGATTACTTCATCGCTACCCATAACAACATTACCTATTGTAGGTACAAATGCTCTGCTGCCCATCTGTGATGCCATTCGCGAACTGTTCACTAGGTTATACAGAATGAGCTGAGCTTTGTTGAAATCGCGTACTACTCTTCTGTCTACTACCCCGAGTTCATATAGACCTATTCCACACGGTCTAGCTGTAGATATCTTAATCCCTTCCTTCCACTTATCCAGCATGGGCAAGTGGTTAGACGTAATCGGATCAAACAAACCTACAGGCATATGCTCAAAGTCTACTCGTACACCATATGTGCTTCCAATATTTATACCCGCAGCCGGATGTGGTAAAAAGTTGTCACGTGACAACCAGCCGAGATCATTCATTCGTAGTTCTCCGTTTAAAAACTCATTGTTGATGTCTCGCCCTGCATCCATGCCGTGCGCTGTAATAAGCGCCGGATCACATGTGTGTATACGAAAATGTGCAAGTCCATCCCGCACAGACTGCGATAAAAATGCATACATTCCAGATGTGCGTGCAGACCTCATTCTCACATTAACATCACAGTGATATCCAGCATTATGAGTGACAGAAAACTGTTCAAACATCGGCATTACTGCTTGGGATTGCTGCCGCACTAGACAAGAAAAACCTGCTAACTCAGCTTCACTGGTAGCCACCGCTGCTGGAATCAAACTTGTTGGTTCTATCCAGAAGAAAGGTGCCACCAGTCCCATGTTCAAATGGTGATCATGCAGCCCATAGCAACTAC